AAAGTTACTGTACCAGATGTACCACCACCAGATAAACCAGTACCTGCAGTTACACCATCAATATCTCCAGTAGCTCCTCCACCTGATGAACCAACTTCAACCATAGCATTACCATCACGTATGTATAGTTTATCATTGGTATAGTCGTATGCTAATTCATATTGAGCAAAATCACTGTAAGAAGGTGTACCAGACCCACGTCTGACTAATATAGTATTGTCAACTGCCATTTAATTCCTTTATTAGTATGTGCCGCCATCAATAGTAGCACCAGTTACTGAACTTGCAGTAAGTGCTCCCATCTTCAATGCAGCTAATGTTCCAGAAAATACTTCACTACTATTTGTAGCGTCAGTCATTAATGTAAATTTTCCTTCTGAATCATCCCAACCCATAAATCCAACTTTTGCACTTCCAGAATAATATCTAAACTCTACACCCCTATCTTTGTTATCATCACTACCTGGTGCTGTATCTCCACCGAGTGTCATAATAGGGTCATCTAGTGTTGTAGTTGTTGAATTTACTGTAGTAGTAGTACCATTTACAGTTAAGTTTCCACCTACTGTTAATGTTCCACCAGTTGAAATGTTCCCTGGTAATGTTAAATTGTGTGCTAACTTAGCAGCTGTAATAGAATCGTTTACTACTTGAGCTGTATCTACTGCATCATCAGCTAGCTTTGCATTTGTTACAGCATCTGCTGCAATTTTAGCAGTTGTTACTGCAGCTGAATCAATCTTAGCTGCTGTTACAGAACTACTTGCTAGTTCAGCAGCAACAATACCACTGTCTTTAATAGTAACAAAACCATTTCCTGTTACTGCAAAATTATCACTACTAAATTGCGCCTTACCCTTTGTTCCTGAATCACTTGATGCAGCTGTTGCTATAGGTACTGCTGCTAATATAGTAGATTGAAAATCTGTTACATCAGCACTATTACCACTTGTTTTTGAACCTACATATAGTTTTGCACCAGAGCCGTTATTGTTATTAACAGCCAATTCACCAAACGCTAAACTTGTTGGTGCACTTGTACTATTGTAAGCATTTTTCTTAATTGTTATTGTATTAGCCATTAATATGCTCCTCCATTTATATCCTCATTTTGTAAAAGAACATCTGCGTCTTTTACACTAATTGTTGTTTGTCCTTCACTAGTACTTGTTTCAATACCAGTGCCTGCAACTATATCTGCAGAAAAATTATCAGCACTAGTAATGTTAACATTCTGTGTACCATTATCAGTTTTAAATTTATTATTTTCATAGAATACTAATTTAGTATATACATCTTTAATTCTATTTGGTTTTGATAAGCTACCACCCATTATGCATTTACTCCTTTATCGTCATAAGTTACACTACTTAAACTAGGTTTATCTGTATATGTTACATTTTTTAATGTTGGTTTATCAACATATGTAACATTATTTAAAGAAGGTTTATCTGTGTATATATCTGGTTGCAATGTACTTTTATCAGTAAAACTAGTATTAAATAATGATTCTTTATCTGTAAACAAAGACTCTATATCATCGTTAAATGAATCATTAATATTTAATTGTCCATTCACATCATTAAAGTATTGCAAACCAAACTCTCCATCTCTCCAATTATCAGCCATTAATAACTCGATTGCGTAACGTGTCTCATTCCAGATACACGCCCTCTGTTAGCATACATCTTACCTTCTTTTATTCCTTTTTCAAATTTTCTTTCAAAATATGGTGCCATTTGTATCATTTCTGGTTTGTACTCATATCCTCTTTGTATAACTCTATCTACTAAATACTGATGAAATTGTACAGGCAACTCACTTGTTTCATTCATTGCACTTGCTACTTTATCTAGCGTATTAAAGTGGTCTGCTTTTTTATAATAAAACAATGTTACAGTTTGTGCAGAAGCTAAACTAGTAAACCTATCTGCTTCACTAGCTAATGGGTCATACAATGCTAACCCTATTGAATCTCTTTCAATCCAATATACATTTTCTTTTACTGAACGATTATATACTCTTGAATAATTATTAGACATTATCTAAATCCCTATATTTTGGTCTACCTTGTAGACGTTTAATTGTTTTTGCATTACCATCTTCATCTGTTAAATCAACTGACTTAACTTCTAATATTGAATCTTTTAATCCATAATAACGTTGATTTGCTATTGTAGTAAACTGAGTAGCTTCTTCTAACAATAATGTTCTAGAACTAAACTCGTCTTGTGCATCATTTAACATAATAATAATTTCATTAGTACTAAGTTCTGGATGATGTTTTTTAACTTGGTCTATCATCTGCTGCAACTTCACGCTGTACCTCCCTTACTGGTATATATGGTTGTAAAAATTGTGCTAAATCTCCAGATACTATTGCATACTGGTCTTTTAACCAATTATAATCTTGTGTTACTTCTTGTAAACTTAATGTATAGTCTTGTATAGCTTCATTAACTTCTGCTTGATATTTACCTATATCCGCATTGTATTTAGCTAAATTAGCTTCATTGTCAGCCATAATTGATTGCATTGATTGTATTGCATTCTGTATAAGTCTTTGTGATTTTTCTGCTTGATTTCTAGTACTTATATCTGTTGCAAGTTGTGCAGTAGCTTGTGCTGCAGCTAAATCATTCTGTGCATCTGCAATATTTGCTTGTAAATCTCTTTGTGCTTTATCAAGCTTTGATTGTATCTCTACTTGGTAATTTGAATTTTGTCCATTAAACTCGTTTAATTCATCTTGTATTTGAGCACTAAAACTTGATAATTCAGTAGTTCTAAGTAATTCAGCTTTTTGTATTTCTCTTTGTACATTAGTTGAATGTTCAGTTACTTTTTGATTTATTAACGCTTGATATTTATTTAACTCAGAATTAAATCCTGCTATCTTTGATTCGTTATCTGCAGATATTGCTTGCATAGTTTGAATAGCATTTTGTATTAATCGTTGAGACTTTTCTGATACATTTCTACTTTGTCTGTCTTGTGCTAACTGTGCATCGTTTTGAGCTTCTGCTAAATCGTTTTGTGCTATTGCTATATTAGCTTGTAAATCACGTTGAACTTTATCTAAAGCAGATTGATTATCGCCTCTAAATTTTTCAACATTAGAATTAAATGTTACGCTATTATTTTGTACATCAGCTTGATAGTCTTGTAATTGTTGTTGTGCTTTTGCTAATGCTACGTTTGCTAACTCTACATCTTCTCCTGTAAGTAATGCGTCAACACCAATAGTTGCTGTCGTATAATTTACAGTAGATGAAGGTGCACTGTACGAAGGTGCACTACCGATATTAGCAGCACCTGGCGATGTAACTCCTGTGCTAAAACTAGTTGTAACTGCTCCTATTGTTCCTACATCATCATTTCCTGGTCCAGAATAACTTACTGCATTAATACCAGTAGCACTAGGTGGATTAATACCACTAAAACTTAATGCACTTACAGTGCTACTAGGGTCAAATCCAGTTAAATTATAATTTGCTAATTTATTATATGCAGGAGGACTACCTAAATTAATAACTGCAGATGCTGATACTGCTTCACTATTAGAAACTGATGAAGCACTTGCTGTTCCTACATCGCTATTACCTGGTCCTGAATAAGTTACATCTGCAATAATTCCAGACCCAGAAGGAGGATTAATACTATTTAATCCTGTACTTAACGCTACTAGTGTAGCATTTTTTAGATTTAAAAACTTTCTTAAAATTTGTTGTGAAGCATATAAAACTACACCTCTGTTAAGTTCAGTTGGAAAATTAGATATAGAAGTTTCTCCTACTGCTACAGATGTATCTGGAGTTATATGTTTTACTAAAGCACTTTGTCCACTAGCAGGAGTTGGTATTACATTTAATGTTGCATTACTTATATACCATTTTGGGTCAAACTTGCTAGTATAATAAATACTATTTGTATCTGTATAGTCTCCTGCTTTTTCAGAAGGAACTTGTACAGCTTCTCTATCACGAGAGCCATCGTTTCTAGTAACACTAACAATTTTTAATGCACTAGAAGTATCCATAGTTGTAGGTGAATTATTAAGAGTAGTGCTGCT